CTGTGCATTCATTACCCAACTCAGAATATACGGTGTCGCCAATACGTAATGTACCAATTGGAACAAATCCTTTTGGAGTTGCAACTTGTGACCAGATTGGTTGCATTTTGCCAAAACCGGGTTTCTTTACAACGAACAAACGAGGATCATCAATATTGTCTGTGAAATCATGTTCACCTGCAATGAAATTGATAACATCAACCTGTTGTTCATTACGAGGTGCGATAAGTTCCTCAAACTGGAAATCCATATCTTCGCCCTCGTAATCAATGTCTTCAACAATTTCAACATTGATCAACAATTTCTTCAGAAACTCTATATCGACACCTTTATGAACATACAGCTCATTATGTTTTTCATCCAACATTAAACCGAGAGTGACAGTTTGTTCAATGAACTCATCTTCATATGTAAGTGAATTGATTAATGTACCCAGATTGGATAATGCTTCCTTACCGGGTGTAATCATGATACAAGTGTTTCTGATCGTTATTTTATATTTAATAAGATCATCCCTTTTCTATTATAATTCGATTATCGATTTTACGAATATCATTGATTTGATCATCCGACAACAGCACCTTGAGAGGTTTCATTTTGTATGCTGAAGGATATACCAACTCAACACATTTTACATCATTATCAATGTATAGGTTACGTCGTGCGATTAATCGCACGACATGCGAGAGAGTTACATTTGGATCATCCAGTGGTGTAAACTCAACGTTGTTTCTTTTTGCAAATAACATTATTGCTGTCATCTTACCTATAAGACGACTGGTGCGTTTTTCATCCATTCTTATTCAATTCCATTCTATATTATGATAATCAGTGATTTTCTATATCTCCCTTAATCATAATCCCCATGTCTAACTTCATGATGTCTGAAACCTGATCATCCGTATATACCCCATAACACGGACCGATTGTAAATGTTTGATATGATGGATCGTTTTCATATTTTCGATTCATCATACCCAACAGATGTACGGCCCTGATCAGATTATGTTTTTCATCAATATTATCTTCATAATTAAATGATTTAATATTGTACTTGTTTACGAATTCAATTATTGATTCTTTCATATTTAGCTCCTTATAAACGAGATTCGATTGTTTAAATCCAACGATCTTCATGTATGCATTTAAACCTTCTGCCTGATCTTCTGTAAGTTTAATTGCACCCAGAATGTTGTTGGTTTCACGATTGTAAATCAGATACGAATACATTGTGACTGTTTCCTGAGAGCCATCGGTGTAAACAACGTTTACGTTTGAGGGTTTATTCTTTTCCTTTTTCTTGAAGAGATTCATTTTAATATCCATCCTTTATATAAAATTTTATGGGGAGATAATCTCCCCATATTATGCGTTACTGTACATTGACGCGAACTAAAAGTACAGTCTAGATATGTCCAACCATCTTTGTTTATAACATATAGTGGCTACAGCTCTTTTAGAGACTTCATAATCATGTTGTATATTGAATAATTTCGTAGTTTCTTTTACATTGAAATTGGTTTTAACTAATAATTTACAAATATCATGTACTTCAGATTTATATAATTTTTCTCGCATTGAATCTTTTGAAAAATACTCATCAGATATAAAATTCCAATTTTGTTTGTTTCTGATTTGTCTAATTTTCTCTCTAGAAGTTATGATACCCATACCAGTTATAATATTCAATGTTTCGTCAAGATCACCACATGTTTTAATTAATGATTCACATATTATCTTAACATCAGAATTTGATAGTGATACATTGCTATGTTTATCACCATACTGATGTCTTCCAGTCAACATCGCATGGCGAAGGTTATCAATATTTGATACTCCTTCTAAATTCTTCGGTCTGTTGTTTAATTTATCACAATCTATATGATTTACTGTATATTTTAATTCTAGATTATTAAATTGAAATGCAACCAATCTGTGTAATAATTGATGTATTCGACCATTAGGTCTGTCTGATCTTAATCCGAGTCTGATATATCCGCTTTTATCGATTTCACCATTGATACATTTATTCAAATTTTTATTTCGTATATTACCCCATGATGATATTTCATATGTATCAGGTTTTACTCCTGGATATGTACATATTCTCCATTCTTCAACATCCTCGATCCATTCCAAATTATCTAATGAGATATCTCTTGTATCACCATTAATATGATTAATAGTCTTTGGTTTATCAATTAAATCTTCTGGTATTGGTATAAATGTATAACCGATAATTTCATCAATGGGGAATAATGATATATCCCCATTGACATTCAATAATCTTATAAAATCATACCCGTTAGTTGCATGATATGTTGCCCAAAAGGAGTGATGTTCATCGAGGTGTTTGGCACATACATGACCTGATGGTGATTTAAATACATATCTTTCACTTTTGGATGTATTAATCGTTCCATCTAGGACTCCTTTCAATTCACCACAGCTCGAATAATCTTGACGCCAGGAACATGTTTTGGACGTTCTGGAGTTGCTGCCATTGTCAATACTGGTAATGATTCAATGTTGACTGTGGAGACTCTGCTGTCGGCATGATGTAATATCAACTTCTGAGATTTATCAACACAGAATACTGCAGCCAAATCATCCTGAGGAGAGAGTTTGATGATTGGTTTACAGTCTCCAAATTTCTTAGTTGCTGTCAAGAACTTGGAGTGGTTGATTCTGATTCTACCGAGTTTCGTTACATATGCCAAGAAGGGTTTGTTTGAATTTATGCAGAACATTCCCGCAACTTCATAACCACTGATGATGAACTGACCTGCCGCATCAACGGACAACACCTTGTTCAGATCAGTAGTCTGAATACGTTTACCATTACCATTGTTTGTATATATGAGTATGTCTGATAATGTGTTATCTGGAACCTCCAATACCGATACAAGATATTCATCGTCATCAAGTTTCACCAATGGTTTTCTTGCAGTGTTTGATGGTATTCTATTTATCGGCATATATTTGATACGTCCCTTATTTGACAATAACACAATATTGTTTGTTGGATTTGATACTGCCATTATACATTTACCCATCTGACCACCACGTCCGATTGATGTCATTGTAATAGGTTTATCATGACTGACTTTTGTTGTATCAACCCAAATATATCCTGCCTTGTCATCTATCAAACATACATCAGTTCCGTTTATTGGAATCACATCTGATGAAAGATGCTCAGGGTTTTCGGTTTCAGAGAATATCACAGATCCATCGGTTAATGTCTGTACGACACCAATGTTGACAATCTCCTTTTCTCCCGTATTAAGAATTGTACTTCTACGACTGAATCCATATTTCTCTTTGATCGAATTCATGTCATTGATTATTTCATTCTTAATATTATCTGGATTGGTGATGATTGCTCGAAGATTTTCAATCTTCTCTTTGATCTTTTCGATCAACTCAACCGTTTCTTTATAACGTTTGATTGATAATTTGTGTAACGGAACTTCTGCAACCAACTTGGCTTGAGATGATGTTACTTCACCTTTATAATGCTTTACCAACAAACGAATGATTTCTTCTTCAGAATCACCCTTACGACATATCTTGATAGTCGTGTCAAGGTTCTTTGGAGATAACATGAATGCTTTACCAACATTCTGATTGAACAACTGAGTCTGTGCTATTAGCTGACACTGTAACCATGTACGTTTCTCCATGATACGATTGTTGATCCATGACAATAATATCTGTCTGGGATTATATTCTCTCATCTTGAAATTTGGTTCAATGACGAGCATGTTTGTTGTTGCAATGTTACTACGGAATCCAGGAACACGTTTGAACAGTTTGTTCAATACATTATACAGATTACACGGTTTACATCTTATGACAAAACGGATCTTGTTTTCTAACAACTGACTTTCATCATCTGCAGATATGATTTCTGGTATCGGATTATCGGATGCCATGATTTCATTTAAACGCTCTCTGATATTATCTAAGAATTCACCATATGGAGTATTCTTAAAAGTTATCTCATAATTGCGATTATCAATCTCAAATGATGACTGGAATATGAAATGTTCATCATCAACGATAATGATATCACATCCAGTTGGAGAATCTGGAACCAATCTTATTTTTGCATCTGGATTCTTTATAAGTTTGATTGTTGCATTTATAACCTCATTAAGATTATATGGTGGAATGTTTGTTGAGAATCCAAGACCGATTCCTGTGGAGCCGTTTAATAATATGAGTGGTATCTTTGCTGGCAGTGTGACAGGTTCAACAGTTTTACCATCATATGATGGAATCATATTAACCTTTTTATCGAATTCCTTGAACAGCACATCGAGTGCGAACTGGGATATTCTCATCTGAAGATATCTTGGAGATGCTGCATCTGAACCATTAACTGCATTACCAGAGTTACCACCATCCGATGAATCGATCAATGGAATATTATTTCCAAAATCCTGTGCGAGTCCCGCAAACGTATCACCAATTGCATCACCGTGTGGTGACAGATGCATTACATCACCAATTGCAGATCCGACAGTGAACTGATCACGTCCGTATCTATCGAATATTGTATACAATATTCTTCTGTGAATTGGTTTCAATCCATCAACATTTGACGGGATTGCTCTTGCCATGTTTACATTGACACCATACAGACAATAGTATCGTGATGCCAATTTTCCTAAATCGGCACGTGTTATGTTTGGATTACCAAACTCTTCGTCTTTAACAGATTCATATAATTCGTCCATGAGTATAATCTCAACCTCCTATATTTAAAAAGCTACATACCTGTTGTTTATTAAATTATATATATCACGAATGGCGGGAATTCCCGCCATTCATTAATATAATTTATGACATTCTGTTATGAACCATCTTAATTAAATCCGTTATCAATGGTGCACCAAAGTAATTGTGTAACATCGAACAAATATTATGATTTTTGAACGAGTTCAACATTGGTGCTGCGACATCTGTTTCATGTGGATTCTTTTTGGAGTCATACCAAATATATGACTGGTTGTATGATCGGTTATAACATATTTTATTTCTGAATACATTATTATCGATTTTACATTTATAAATCAAAGTCATCTTATCCAGATTATATGCCATCTTCTGAGAAGGATACATTGCAGTCGCATCCAGATCCGCAGATCCATAAATGATTGTCTTCATAGGTTTACCAGACAATACATGAGTTGGTTTATTCTTCGCTGGATCTGCAATATAAGCTCCTTGGAATGCACCATCAATCGTTTTATCAATGACAACTTTGTTTGACATAACATATCCAAACAGCTCATACAGATTCTCTTTTGAGTTACGCACAATATGTGTTTCTTGGAAACATTTTGAGAATGCAGTATTGAAATCATATGATCGTGCATATAATGTTTTTGCATCATTTACTTTAGTTTCAATTGCAAGTTGAACAACAGCGTCACGAACATTGTACAATACGAATTTTATGAAATCCGTGTATAAGAATTCAGCAAATGAACCAGATTTGGTATCAGTTAACTTCTCAATCTTCGCAACCTTCTTACCAATTGCATTTAATCGATACGATGGTTCTTCGGATTGTGATTTTCTGATTGCTGCATACAGACGCAGCTGACACAGATACTGTGTATATGATGATATGTAGAACCAGTCTCTGTTTGTTTTCATCGAAAAGTTTTTCGATTTATCTTTCGAGAAACGGATCTCAGTTGATTTAAATTCATTCGGTATAACAGGTTCCTGAGGATCATAACCATTCCACTGATAACGATTTGGAAGATAATTAAAATCGAATGGAGCATTCCATGCAAACAGGAACATCGGACGATGCTTGTTGACATGCTGATATACATTATAAATCAAAGTTGATTCCGTATGTACAAATGTTTTGTTTGGTTGAATGTCATACAATGTTAACTCAACATCACATCCTTCAAGATATTTCAAGTTGTCAGCATCTTCATCAATATGTACAGGACAATCAGATGGTGATCTCTCGCCCTTGATCATTTGAATGAATTCATTTTTATGAGTTTTAACCCAATTATATTCTTTCCACATGTTGTCCAATAACGGTTTCACTTTATCACGAAATTGTTCAGCAAACAATTCAATCGGTCGTGGTTGTAATATATCAACATAAACCTTTTTGTTTTGTGGGAATATAGCTGTCACCATTGATACTGGTTGACGAACATCATTTGGATCGGACAGATCAACTGAATTATCCAATACATCAATCTCGATATCGAGAAATGCAGCTGTTACTTTTGATACATCGCATTCATCACCGAATTCATGTGTCCACTGGTTACGGAAATATGCATCTGGTTGAAAGTCACATTTATATGACCATGGATTCTGACACATTCGTTTCTCGAATTCACCATATACGAATACATACTGACTACGATCTTCATAGAATTCCTTATATGTTTTATCGATCAGATGTGAACCATCATCAGAATACATTTTTGCATCGCCAGCATATTTATAAATCATATCAACGATCTGGGAATATTTACAGAACACACGATATGTTTTTGTAATATCGATCTGCGGTATCTGATATGCATCATCCGGCTTGTGTTGGTAACGCATTTTATTTTTGAAATATGGTTCAACACAGAATCCATCCATCATATAACGATATTCAGGTTTAACAAACCAAATATCAACGATCGCCGGAACGTATTTAACTTCCAATCGATGTGATATTGGATCTAAATATATGACTTCAAATTCTTCAGGATGTTTGCGATATGATACATTGAACAACATGCTTCCTTCAGGAAATTCTTTTCGTAAATCGATTGGTTTGAGACCGAGTGTTTCAACATCATGGTCAACCAGATATTGTTCGAATTTGTTCATATTAATATCCCTCATGAATTGTTAATGAATCATCTTCCTTGATCCATTTTAATATTGACACTGTACGCCAAGATCCATCCTTGGTTCTGAATGTCACATTGTTGATACCTGAATTGATAATCATACGTTTACACATTGAACAACAATCCGCTTCGGTAAATGATCCATCATTCTCAATACCAACCAGATACATTTCTGCATGTTTACGTTTTATCGGATCTGCATTTATAATTGCATTCATTTCTGCATGAACCGAACGACACAATTCATATCTCTGACCGGATGGAATGTTATTCTCCATACGGAAACATTTACCACGATCACAACAATTCTTACGTCCACGTGGTACACCAGAATAACCAGTTGAAATAATCACATCATCCTTAACGATGATCGCACCGAACTTACGTCTTAAACATGTACTCCGAGAAGCGACACATTCTGCGATCTTTAAATAATACTCCGTCTTGGTTGGACGTTCACTTTTCATTGGTTCGATTGTATCATCATTATTCATTGATGGTAAGATCTCACCGTTGATATACTTCTCCCATTCACCTTTGGATTCTGGTAATGGTTTAAGTCGATCATCGATATTTTTATTTTCATTATGAAAATTCAATGATCTTTCAAATATACTTCCTTCAAAATTATTATCATTCTGGACACCCATATTGATAACCTCCTTAAATAAATTTTTGTACAAATGAGTTTCCTCATACACCATAATGATATAAATACAAAAATAAAAAATAAACACCCCGGTTTCCCGGGGTGTATCTATTTAAAATCTCATCATGTTTCAAAGGAGGTCCCGATGGCTAACCATATAAATGGAAATACGGTATGATGAGATTACCTCCACGTTATGGCAGTTGTGCTAAATATGGTAATATTCCTTCATCCGGTAATGTGGATTTGTAATCACAATAACAATAGTACGGACCGATGTAATCCGGCTCGGATGGTTCAAACGGTGGAGCAGTGTCCATATTTGACATTGGTTTTAATTTGCCATTGGAATCAAAGTACCAGAATTGTTTATAGATCGTATCCCATGTTGCAGGTTTGGTTTTAGGACTGACCAAATCGTTTTCAACAGAAGCACTGGCAAATATATTCAGTAGAGCGACCGCGTCATATGTACATAAACGGTTGAAGTTTATAACATCTCCAGCCCAAAGAGTTTCATCATCAATTGGTTGGATGTTGGGGTCACATTTTTGCATTTGACCCACATATGTTAACATTGTAGTCGCATCGCGTCCATCAACAATACCATCGTTGTCGAAATCGCCAAATAGTCTATCAGCCATATAGAGTCATCTCCTTTCGATTAATTTGGAAGTCTGATGAAGATGTACGGATTCTCCGAACGATCTAACCATTGTAACATTTGTTTGATTGCATCATCTGGTGCAGAAACACAACCAGCTGTATTTGATCCAGTTGATGAATGTAAGAAATATGCAGAGCCCGCACCTGCGTGGCCTGGCATAACAGGAACAGATACATGTGGTGGCATGTTGAATCTGATAACAATTGCATGTTCATATGCACCGCCAGATTTTACATATTCAGACAAGTTTTCTGTATAACTTGGACTGTCATTGAGTCCAGAAACAGTATAAAACTGACCATACTTAAATGGTGTTGTATTTGTACTATACTTATTACCAGCTTTATCAGTAACACCACCAGATACTCCACTATCCCAATCAGTACGTTTGTATTGAATGAGTACACGGTTTCCATCGCAGTTGGCAAACATGTTATACCAGTTTGGCAATCCAGCACGACCACCAGCATCAATCCAATGCATGTTGCTTGTATTGATAACACGATAATTGAGTTTCGGGCTTGCTGATCCCCAGGCAGTATCAACACCAAATGCACCAACTTCATCAGTGTTTGTCGTATAGTTACCAAGTTGGAACGCACCTGCAGGAGTACGATGTGAAAGACCGGAAGTTCCCTCGTTGAGTTGATTAACAGGATAGATACCTCCATAAACTGTGTCAGTAGAACTATCATAACCACCACCGACAAAACAGTTTGAGGTATATGAATATTTGTTATTCCATGATCCATTCTCATACTGCCAACAATTGATATCAACATTTTTATTTCGAGATGCATTGGTAACGCCAGATTGGAATGATACTGTTACGATCTGATGTGGATGCTGATTGTCAACAATTGTATTGAAATCAGATGAATTTGCAGACGTGGAAACCCATGTTGCAAGATTACCGGATAATGGAGCTGCTGAAGGTATCTCGGGAATGAGATCCGATGTTGGAGTTGGATCAGGTCCGGGTTCAGGTGTAGCATCTTTCCATTCATTATAGAATGATATACCTTTTTCGACGCCAGTCTCATTCCAGATGTGTTCGATAACTTTAGTTTGTTCTTCAACCGTTGGTGGATCTGAAATCGTGATTGCACCAGCAACCCAATATTTAGATACGATATTATCCAATTGGGTTTTTGATAATGGGTTCGATCCGGCGATTATGTTCACAATACTATTGTACATGTTTTGAGGTAATAAACGATGTCCATCATCATCTGGATACGAAGATCCATCGGTCTCCAATCCAGCTTTCAGATTTGAATCAATCTGTGCAGCAGTATCATAATCATATGCATATGCATCTGACCACACACGTGCCATCTTTTGTTGAATATCATGTAAACTCGATGGAGCAGTTTTCTGTAATTCCAAAAACTTTTGTGCTTGGAATATAACCAGTGTTTGAACATTTGTGACAATATATTCACGAAGTTCGGCAAGGGTTTTTGTATCAGTCGGATCTGGAGGTGGAACAACCTCTTTAGAATCCAGACTGTCAATGTATCCTTTTAATGAAACCTCGGTAGTTCCAGAATCGATATAACTTTGTAACAACATCTTATCGATATTGGAAATGAATCCGGTACCATGTAAAGATGCAACCATGTATTGATCGTATATTAAACCACCATTTTCAGGATCGATCAATTCATTGATACGTTTGGATGGATCCGATGGATCTTCAACATTATCCCACATTGAATGTGTTGTATTCAGTTGAATCGCTTTGGTGTATTCATCAACATCATGAGCGTCCAATGTGTTATCGGGATTTGTAGCTGGATACAGATCTCCTAACATTCTAGGCATATTATCATCTCCTCATTATTATTTAACATCATTGATTCGCATCATTATCCATGTTGCAATAAGACAGATATATGCGACAATCAATTCTTTTTTGACTTTGTACTTTTTCACATATGGTGCGATTATTGGTTTACCAGGTATACAACGATCAATCTTTGTTGGCATGCTGGTAATTTCACCAATGTATACAGATGAATTGATATCTTCGATTTTGTGATTCTCTTTAACAATGAACACATAGAATATCAAATCAATCAGTTCGCCGATGTCACGATGAGAAACCTGTTGTGCAAGTTCATATAATGCTTTGGATGAAACATTTTTCAACTTGGCAACACCGGTATACAGATTACTCTCAGTCGTATATAACGAATCACCTCGTTTGATGAGTTGCATGAGTTTACTACGAATCTGAGATGTATCATCTGATACAATATATTCATGATCACCCGTTGTAGCATCATCGTTAACACGATTACCTTCTTCTTGGTTTTTGAAATATACATGGGCGAGTTGTACCATAGATTGACGCATCTGAGCTCTTAATCTGTTTAAGAACATGATGATTGTATGTGCAGTTGTATTCAGTGTCAGTTTAGTTTTATAAAACGCATATGCTGAATCAACCATATCCGATATCCATGTCATCATATCTTCAGCTTTAATGATTGCCCAGTTTCTGTTCAGATGTAAATATGTGTATGCCATAACTTTTTCATCCGGTAATGAATGATAAAATTTATTAAACATTACATGATATACCGTAAGCGCCAGTTGTTGACGTGCAGAGTCACGAACATATCGGTTGTATGTTATATCTGAATAAAATAAAACTATCGTGTGGATGACATTGGTTGGTGTTGCCATGATTGTTTTAAAATCACTACCATTGATATCCGCACATATCTCTTTGAATGTTTTCTTAAATTCATCTTTATCAAATCCAAATACACTGAATATATTATCAACATATTTCTTTGGGAATGAAACACGTTTTGTTGGAAACTCTCTGGCTAACATATCAGCATTAGCTTCAATGAATTCAGTACCGAATTTCAAGTATGCATCTGAACCCGCCTTAGTGTCTAACACTTTCATGATCGGTTCGATGATCTCAACCTTTAATCGTGTTCTTGAATCAACGGATGCTGATTCAATAAACGACATTGCTTCGTCGATACTTAAAAACATTTCATCAATGAATACATCATTCATTTTATCACCTCTTTAAAATATAATTTTTACGGTTTGGTTTTCTGAGACTAAAAAGAATTGGGCGGGTTGCCCCGCCCAGCTGATATCAAATTATCTTCTTTTCTTCTTCTTTGATGAGTATGTTGGAGTCTCCGTAGCCTCTGATTCAGTTTCAACTGATGAATCTTCTGTAACATTTTCTTCTTCATCTGGTGTATCAGTTGGAGGTTCTGATTCAGTGGTTTCTGGCTGAAGCTGTGGCTGCTCAGGTTCTGTCTGTGTTTCAGCTTCAACGGTTTCGATAGGAGTAACTTCGACAGGTGTTTCCGGTACAGCTTCCACTGTTGCGGGAGCCTCCTGAACAACCTTCTTAGTTGTCTTCTTCTTAGCAGTCTTCTGATTTGGAGAGACCTTAACGGGTTCGATCGGAGTTTCAACCTGTGCACGCTGTGCAACCTCTCTAGCCATTACAAGATTTTTATAATTGCGAGTTGTGATCTGAACACCGGTGATGGTATCAAATACACGGATGTTGCGAATCGATACGAGTCTGGAGAGTACACCCTCTGTGACTTCGACATTAACGAGCGGAAGGATTGATCCGATGATTGGACAAATGCCTTTACCCATGACATTTACTCTCATTAAATATCACCACTTTCATGATTTTAGTTCTATCTAAGAGATAGATTACACATTGGTTGAAGACCAAAATATAATATTCTAATAAGAAGGAGGTTTGTAAAATGAGTCGTAGAGTAAAATGTTTATTCTGTGATCGTTCATTTGATGATAAACATAAATACTGTGATCATGTTGTATATAAACATAATAATCAGATTCCCCAAGATTGTGAAGACGGATATGAATTTGCATATTCATTATTTGTCAATAAACCGATGGGTCGTTTGTGTTTGATGTGCCGTAAACGTAAAGTTGCATTCAATGATGATACATTGAAATATGCACGTTTGTGCGATGATCCAAAATGCAAAGAAGCATATGTTAAGATGATGAAATCCAGAATGGTGAATGTTTACGGTAAAGAACATCTGTTGAATGATGGTGCCCAACAACGTAAGATGATGATCAATCATGCTGATGCACGTGATTACGTATGGGATGAAAATCATAAGTTCCGTGTCATTGGAAATTATGAAGTTGATTTCTTAAACCATTTGAAATCAATGGATTGGAGTCCGGATGATATCATTGCACCATCACCAGTTGATTTTCATTACAAATGGGGAGATGGAACTCAACATCTGTACATTCCCGATTTCTTCATACCATCATTGAATCTTCATGTTGAAATCAAACAGGGTAACTTCAATACATCGTTCATGGAACACAACCGTGACATTGAAGCTCGTAAAGATCAAATGATGCGAAATGAATGTAGACGTACCGGAATGCATTATATCAAAATCATGGATAAAAAATATGATGAGTTTGATGATGAATATGTAGAATCCCCAAACAATCGTCCAGAACAGGGGTGATCACATGAGTAAAGTACATGAAACAATACTGATGTTGATCGAACGTTTTCCCAAGATAATCACATTATCATCAAAACGAGATGTGGTTGAAAACAAACCCGATGAATATTTATTAACAATCATGAGATCCAATGTATCATTATCCAGTGAATTGGTATTTGCAAATGCATCTCAATCCATATCAATTGTGTTAACACTCATGATTGAAAAGTTATATGATTTCTATATGAAAGGAAAAGATGTTTCCGTCATATGTGAAATGATACAAGAACAATTGAAACGAGGTGATTGATAATGTTAGACGAAGCAGGAATCACACTTCAAGAGGTAAATAAGAAATATCCATCTCGATCTCAGGTATTGAGATATGATACATGTATGGATTATGATGCTGCAAATAAACCCAAAGTGATATCATCATTTGAAATGTGTATCAATATGATACTCACGTTGTTGTTTATGAAACCAGGTCAGTATCCTTCGATTCCCGAGTTAGGAATTAATATCGAATCATATTTATTTGAATATGCTGATGATCCGTCAATTCCACGCGAGATTAAAACCAAACTGGAAGATCAATGTAATGTAATATCATTGGTTGGAATAACCGTTGATTGCATGTTTGATAAATTAGATGGACATCCTGCGTTGGTTATCCAGATCGAAGGTGATGAACAACTTGCAACCGGTTCTCAATCAAATAAGGTCGTTATTGGTATATCATATGATAAACTCAATAAACTTTATTCACGAAAAATATATGTTTAAGGATGTGATTTAAATGGCAGATATTAAAAGTAAACGATTACAGATTGAATCTCTTGTATATCGTACAATGAATGCATTAGATCCATCTGGATCCAATACGGAAAAATATAAAGCTATGTTCTCTAAGATGAATGATGCTGCATTCTCCAAATGGGTTACACAATTCCTTGCAGATCCTAAGGCTAATATCAGACTCGACATCGAGGAGTTTGATAAATCCAAGACTCTCAAATATGAGAACGTTGAGAAAGCTGCTAAACAAATGAATCTCGATTTGTATGAATATGTATATATGCCACATGTATCATCAAATCCAAATCGACCTGTGAGAACTCGTACACCTGTGCTGGTTGGATACTTGAACATTAAAACCGTTCAACAGCTTCAGACCAAAAAATCAACTGGTGTTATTAATGACCTTGATAGAGATGATCTTACAGGTATTGCAAAGGGTGAATCCAAAGGTGGTACATTCTCTGGTATCGAGAATGAGATACTCATCGGACTCGGTGCAGATAATGTTTTGTCTGAAGTGTGTGGTGTCCGTGGCGATAATATGGTTGAGTATGAAAACATGCTTGAAGCAATTTCTGAAACCGGATCGTGTTCATTGAAAGATATCAAAACCAATTCATTGGATAAACCTACATTGTTGAAAACGGATTTGTTCTTAAAGGCAATGGGTATTAAAACCGATATCGTTTCAGAAGCATATTACAACACTGGATTGTTGAGAGCTCAGTTTACAGAAGATTGATAAAAAAGATTGACCCCGGGATATCCCGGGGTCTAAATCAAATACGCTTTAGTTATTGAGAAGAGATTAGTTGTGTTGCAATAATGCAACAATGTCGATGACATTTGTACAACTTATTCGGGTGTTTAAAAAACAAAAAAGAACACCCGTGATTGGGTGTTCTTTTTCTCGTTTGGACATTGTATTTTTATACTTCCTCTTCAGGAGTTCAGAAGGTTGTGCTGGATTGGTATTAGAAGTTATGCTTGTCCATCCAGTTATCAACCTTCTTGCAGTTGGAAAGAATTTCGAATGAGAACTTTGACATAGTCTCGATTGTTCCATCTTCGTAGTATACCTTGATTCTTGTGAATGTCGGAAGGCTGTGGAACTTAACCATGCCATTGTCTGTGAGCTTGCTGTCCTGATATACGGTGATATCCCTACCGTATGTGAGCTTAACAGCGCCCATTCTCTTCATCTTCTTAGTTACAGCGATCATAATAATTCCTCCCTGGACCCGATGGGCTGGATTGACATCTCCACTTGCGCCGGTAAATTAAATTGAATTTGTATAATGAATACTCAAGCACTCTTTGCTCTTTCTTCATATTAATAATATATATATGGAATTTCAAAATTCTAGATACTTTAGGAAAAACGAGCATGTAATCTACATGGGTTTCCGAACCTGTATAAATGATTAAATAATATTATAAAAGGAGATGTTTTGTTTTGAATAATATAATGGAAAAGACTAATGAACGTCCGAAGTTTGAATTCACTGATCACTTCAGAGAGAAGTTTGATAAAGCAATGAAACTGTATCAGACTGCACTTGATCAGTTGAACGATGCTGTTCATTCGTCATCTGATGTTGATTATGGATATTGCAGTAATAAATATGCAGTCCGTTTAATCACACCAAACGACATTTCAACATTCACTTCAAATCTGGTAAAATCATTCCGTGTTGGGATGCTGGAGTATAACATTGATGACATGCAGAAGTTTTCTGTAGAATCAGTTTATAGATTTCTTGCTGAACACGGAGACACCCCATTCAATGATTCTGATGTACTCGGAGCATTCTCCCATCAGTATGTAAATCCCAGAGATTTCATGTTGACTGATTTACTCATTCTTGCACAGAATGAAGTATTCCCATCAGATCTTAAATCCAACTATGAGATTGGTGTTCAGAAGATGAACATCAAAGAGGATTTGAGAAAGGTTAACGATCTCCATTTCTCAGGTGTAATGAAAAACATCGTTAATGCG